ACCTGTTTTTGGCTATTTTTCATGATTTCGGAGCGCTCGGCAGCCCCATTGCAAGACACTCAAAAGTGGGGACAGGTCTGGGATCCTTTATTTACGGCAATCCTTAAATATCTGTCTTTTTGTCTTTTGTCTTTTATCTTAAAATTAAAGGAGAAGAAATAACACTATATAAAGTAAGGGTATTATTGGGTAATACAAAAAAAGGTTGAAAGACACGAGACAAAAGACAGACTCCGTTTTCATCAGTGGGCGGCCCGAAGGAATGGTGGTTGAATTTTTACTCTTTCGACAGCTCTTGATTCGCGCAGTGTTGGCAGTAGCGCAACACCATGTGCCATTCATGTGTGAGAGGCGGGGCGCTCGGGTACTTGGCCAGGTCGGTCTTGAGAAATGCCTCCCCCGGTAGGACTTGGTGGAGACACGGCCCGAAGCGCCCGCGGAATTCACAGAGGAAACCCTTGCGTGCTTTCACCCATTTGCCCCGTCCACGCGCGAGGAACCATTCGGCTCGGGTCATTCGTAGGTGCAAGGCTTGAAGGGGGCCACGGGGTCTTGCATACGACAAGGCATTACTATACAAAACGCGGTGCAGTCGTCGCCATGCATGAGGCCGTTGCCGTACGTGTGGAATGGGAATGAGTGTTTTACGCCGTACCATTCTCGCAATGCATCGTTCGCGTCCGATACCTGGTCCCATTTATATTGCTCCTGGGTCTTCGCTTGGGTTGTGTCTGGGATTACTTGGCGCCAGTTGGGGAACTGGCCGTCGATTGGGGTAAAGAGGAAATCACCCAAGATGTAGCGACCGTCTGACGGCGCTAAAATGACATCTCCCTTACCTTTGCACGCTGTTTTCACGGTCTCAGAGGGTACGATAAAAGAGAACGGCCCTTTTTGCGGGACGTCGGTCCACTGCACATTTGCTGCATGAATCAGCCCGCAAAACATGCGATGCCCGTCAGTGGCTACGATATGCACGTCGCCTGTCGCGGTGAATTCAAGCAGTACGCCGTTCAAGTAGTGGCGTACATCTTTGACGGGCGCGTGTGAGAGTGCTGCGCGGAGTTGTGATTTCTTAAAGGTGATCATTTTATGCCTCAGCTCAAAAAGATGTGGGAAACGATTTCCTGCGCCAAGTGCTCGATCAGTGCACCGTGTGTCTCGGCGCGCAATCTGATCAGCTCTAGCAGGTGGTGGGCAAGGGGGCTCACGGTTTTGCACCCGCCAAATCAAACGTGGCCCAAGCGCCATACAAGCCGTGCACCCTATCAGCGTACTCAGGTCCCTTTGAGGCAATGATCGAGAGCTGCTTTACCCAGTCGGCACTAGGTTTTCCAGTGCGATAACGCTTGGTATTGCGCGCGATTAATTTGACGAAACAATCCGCTCCGACCACGCCCCGCTCTGGCGTCGATACTCCGAGCTTTAGTTGTCTGCCGCAGTGATTGCAAGTGCATTCACGAACGTACCCTTGTATGGTGATCGTTTTCATCTCAGATTCTCCTTAAGCCACTGCCATCCAGCAGCAGGCTAGAAATATGCCCAACAGGGCGCCGATTGCGATTGCTTGGAGTAGGGGCTTCATACTTGTTTCGTCGGGTTGTATCGCGCACTTTCGATGACGTATACGAAGGTGTAACCACTGATAGAGCTGCGCCCGCAAACCCAATCGGCTTTGTAACCTTCAGCGGCGGTCCACTGCAGCTTGCGGCACAGTGCCATCGCTGCTTGCGCATGGGCTTCCTCGCCACTCAGTTCGTGCGGGTAGGGAATCGTGATCGAGCCCGCGTCGCACGTGGCCTTGATGCGCGAACCTTTGGTGTTCGATGGGCCAATATATTTCGTGGTTATTGCTTGCATGGTCTTAGTCCTCAGTGGTTGTGGGCCTTTGTTTGTGCCCATGTAGAGAACTATAGGCCATATTCCCAAAACTAACTAGTTTTATTTCGAGTATTTTGCACGTTGATAAATTGTCGACGTTTTGTCGGTAACTTGACGATTAGGTGTTATGCGTTATTTGCATAATGCAACGTTATAACATCACACGTAATACCCAGCGAACCCCTAGACCAAAGCCCCAGGCCCAAGAATCCCCGCATTAACCTACCAAAACCAAGCCCTAGGACCTTCGAGCCACCTCACCTGTATGTAGATATGCACCACTAAGCACCAAGCCCGCCACGTGGCTATACGCAAACTGTGCTCTTTTCCGTGCTGGGGTACGAAGAACTGTGCTCTAAGCGCCCAGTGCCAAGCTATAAGTATGTAAGCACTCACTTAAAACCCTACTTTCAGCGCTGAAAGTAAGAACGCGCCGCCACGCTGCAGAGACCCAAGACCTAAGTCGATAGATGTCTGAGTACTTTCAGCGCTGAAAGTAGATGCAGGAGCATCGAGCCTGGAGCCGAGCGCTTGGACTTTCAGCGCTGAAAGTGATCGAGGCTTGGTGCTGAGTTGTTAGCGCTAACACTGAGGGGTGCACTGGCTTGGTGGCTTGGTTGAGGGATGGCTGGCGCTAAGCCGGCTAGCCGCAACCGAGCGCTGGGTACTACACCCCGGACTCTCTGTAAACAGTAATACCGTATATACTCTTAGCGCTTGGGTCTCAGGTCTTGGCTCGATGCTCTTGAGTCCTTAGTAGTTCAAGGCGAGGTGGATGGTGGCGTGTGGCCTGGTAGGCAAGGGGTAGGCACTTGGCTCTGGGCTGTAGGAACAAAACCGCTTTTGAACCGCGAAAAAAATTTGCTAGGGAAAATTTTACCAAAAACCCAAATTTTGAAAAGGTCTGCAAAACTGGATAGTTTTAGAGCAGAGCCCCGAGAGCCCGGCGCTCAGTAATGGCGCGAGGAAGCCAAGATCTCGGCCTCAGCTAGCCTCAGAAAAATTCGCACGAACATTTACAAATCGAATAGAATGCTGTACAGCGCACAGTCAAGCGCCCCTTTTTCCCAATTCAGGAGCAAAGATCATGGCTAAGTCGAGCGGCGGCGGAATCATTTCGGGTGCCAATAAAGGCATGATGGGCAATATGGACCGCGGCACCTCCGCACCTCAGAACACGGCAGTCGGCTCCGGCTCGCGCCCGACCAAATCGAAAATCGATATCGAAACCTCGTCGGCAATGGATTGCAAGACCCAGGGCCGTAGCACCCCCGGCGCGTTGAAGTAAGCACTGACATCATGGCAACCAGGCGCACAGGTTCGTCAGACGCTCCGCAAGGGTTCGACCCGCAGGCCGGATTCGATCGAGCTTTCACAGCGATCGGTAAGGCATTCGGGGCCAAGTCCCGCGGTCCTAAGCACCGCAGTAGCTCCGAGCAAGCTCCTGACGACCTCAAGGGATTGGACTACGGCGGCGGTAGCAACCCCAACGATTCAAGCTGGCAGAAGTAGGCACCATGCCCAAGATCCAAAACCTGAGCCCCGCGCACCGCGCCGCCCTCCAGCCATTCATCTCGGCCTGGAACTCATCGCCGCGAGACTTGCGCGAGGGGCTCACTTTCGACGAGTGGGTGCAGAAGGTCAGCACTCACATTCTCAAGCCTGAGCAGGTTGCCTGGGTTGCCCACCACCTCGCCGGTGGAGTTTTCCGTGGCCAAAGCTAAGCCCAAGGTTGCCGAGGGGCACGTCTCGTCGAATAAACGCCGGGACGACCAAGCCAAGCGCGAGCGCTTCGTTCAAGAGGTGCTGGCCAACGGTGGGAGCCGCCGCGCGGCCGCCATCGCCGTAGGGATCCCGGAGAAGAGCGCCGCTGTCTGGGCCTGCAACCAGATGAAGCACCCGTATGTGAAGCAGCTCTTCGAGGACCACAAGCAGCGCGTGGCCGCCGAGTTGGAGGAGAAGCATGGGCTGACGATCAAGAACGTACTGGAGGCTCTGCGCCGGCTCGTGATGGCGGACCCGAGACAGCTCTTTAATGCCGACGGGTCGTTAAAACCTATTCGGGAGTTAGATGACGCGACAGCTTCGATGGTCAGCTCTTTCGAAGTCACAGAGAATTACAATCGAGACGGCTCTACGGCGATTGGCCGCACGAGCAAGATCAAGATGTACGATAAAAATTCAGCCATTGACAAGGCTATGCGCCATCTCGGGGCATTCGAACGGGACAACAAGCAAAAGCCCCTCACGGTCAATATCACTGCCGAAGACGCCCAGGTGCTATGAGCGAAGATCTCGTCACCCTCGACGAGCCTCCTGTACAGGAGGAATTCAAGCTGACTGAAAAGCAGCTTGAGGCGATGGCATTGATCGGCAGCGAAGCTATACACATCATGCTTGAGGGAGGCTCCCGCAGCGGAAAAACTTTTCTTATCATCCGCACCATCGTCCTGCGCGCGCTAGCCGCGCCCGGGAGCCGGCACGCCGTGCTCAGGCTACGCTTCAACCACGTCAAAAGCGCAATCGTGCTCGACACGTTCCCCAAGGTGATGAAGCTGTGCTTCCCTGGCGTCATCGCCCACATGGACAAGACTGACTGGTACGCCCAGATGCCCAATGGTAGCCAGATATGGTTCGGCGGCCTGGATGATAAAGAGCGCGCCGAGAAGATCCTGGGGCAGGAATACGCCACGATCTTCCTGAGTGAGTGCAGCCAGATTCCCTATGCCTCCCGCAACCTGGTCGTCACGCGCTTGGCGCAAAAGGCCGTGTACGTGCAGGACGGCGTGGAACATGCGCTGCGTCGCAAGATGCTGTACGACTGCAATCCCCCCTCGCAAGCTCACTGGACTTACCAGCTCTTCGAGAAGGGTATGGACCCGGTGGACAAGCAGCCCGTCGACCGTAAGCGCCACGCGTCGATGATGATGAATCCGATCGATAATATACAAAACCTGGACCAGGATTACCTGGACTCCCTCGACCGCCTGCCTGCCCGTATGCGCACGCGATTCCGCGATGGCAAGTACGGCGACGTGACGGAAAATGCGTTGTGGACAATCGAAATGATCGATGCCGCGCGCGCGAGCGAAGTCCCCGACATGCAGCGCATCGTGGTCGCCGTCGATCCCTCGGGTTCAGGTGATGAGGATAACTCTGGTCACGACCCGATTGGTATCATGGTGTGTGGTGTCGGTACCGACGGCAAGGGTTACGTGTTGGAGGATCTGACGATCAACACAGGCCCCAAGACCTGGGGCAATGTCGCCACGACCGCGTACGACCGACACGCGGCCGACCTGATTGTGGGGGAGACGAACTACGGTGGTGAGATGGTCAAGTTCGTGGTCCGGGCCTCCAAGCCCGACGTACCGTTCAAGAAGGTCACGGCGTCACGAGGCAAGGCGGTTAGGGCTGAGCCGATCGCCTCTCTCACCGAACAGGGTAAGATCCGGTTCGCCGGCAAGTTCAACGATCTCGAAGACGAGTTATGCGCGTTCACCACGGGGGGCTATGTCGGCCCGTCGAGCCCGAACCGCGCCGACGCGATGGTCTGGGCATTCAGCGAGCTGTTCCCTGGTATCGTACAGGCTGCGCGTAAGACTTCAAAGGCAAGGCCGATGCAAGCGCGCCCGGTGTCGGGCGGCTCGGCTTGGCTGGGGGTCTGAGATGGCCATGGCCTACAACCTTTACCGCTACTGGTCGATCACGCACGGCATGAACGTCGCGCGAATCTCCATGCGCAATGAGCAACACGATGAGTTGTTTGTGATCGTCCCACAAGAAGGCACAGGAATGCAGAAGCGCGCGTGGCGAACGAAAGGTTTGGAGGCACTGGAAGCGGCAATTGCCACGCGCCAGGAGCCCGGCCCCGTCTATCTTGAGGCGGCATAATGGCTACGAAGAAAAAACAGGCCACACCAGGCATCGGCATCCCCGCGAGTACCCCGGGCACGATCAAGAACTACTCGACGGCCAACAAGCCCCCGGGTGATGCCAAGTCCATGGATGAGAACCTCCAAGACACACACGGCGAGCAGAAGAAAAAGCGCAATGAAGACGAGCGCAAGAAGCGCGCCGACGACAAGCTGCTCGCCACCGCGCGCAAGCGGTTCAAGCGCTGTCTGGAAGCCGAGGACGAGAACCGGAAAAAGGCGCTGGAAGACTTGAAGTTCAAGGCCGGCGATCAGTGGCCCGCCGACGTCGCGCAGCAGCGCAGCAATGACAAGCGCCCATGCCTGACGATCAACACGATCCCCACGCTCGTGCACCAGGTTTCGAACGACCTGCGCCAGAACCGCCCCGCGATCAACATCTCACCAATGGGCGGCGTATCGGACAAAGAGGGTGCTCTGGCGTTCGCCGGCATGATCAACGCGATCGAGCGCGACTGCCAAGCCGATATTGCCTACGACACTGCGATCACCTCTGCGGTGGACATCGGCTTCGGCTATTGCCGTATCCTGACTGAGTATGAAAAAGAGAATAGCTTCGATCAGGTGATCGTGATCCAGCGCATCCGCAACGCTTTCCGCGTGTACTTGGACCCCGAGCGCCAGGAGCCGGACGGCTCGGATGCCAAGTACGCATTCATCAGCGACCTTCTAGCACGCGACGAGTACGAAGAGAAGTACCCGAATGCCAGCATCTTGGGCTGGACCGAGCGCGGCTCGGGCGACGACCTCCAGCAATGGATTCAGAAGGATTTCGTGCGCATTGCTGAGTACTTCACGGTCGAGCATGAGATGAAGCGCTTGGTGCAGCTCTCCACAGGCCACGAGGGCTTCTACGACGACCTCGACCCTGAGATCAAGGCTGACATCACCGACGGTAAGATCGAGATCCTGGACGAGCGTATGAGCGAGGTTCAGACCATCATGTGGCGCAAGATCACGGCCTTGGAGGTGCTGGAAGAGCAGAAGTGGCAAAGCCGCTGGATCCCGATCATCGAGTTTCTCGGCGAAGAGATCGATGTGCAGGGCAAAGTGCTGCGCAGCGGCATGATTCGCAACGTGAAAGATGCCCAGCGTATGAAAAACTACTGGGCCACGGCCAAGACCGAGATGGTGGCGCTCGCCCCCAAGGCGCCGTGGGTCATGGCCGAAGGGCAGAAAGAAGGCCATGAGTACGAGTGGGAGAACGCCCATATCAAGACCTTCACCACGCTGGAGTACAACCCGGTGTCCCTCGAAGGCATCCCGATTGGCCCGCCGCAGCGTCAGCCGATGGTGGGGATCCCCCAAGGTATTGTGCAGGCCGAGCAGTCGAGCCAGCAGGACATGATGGCCACGACAGGCGTGCGATTCGACGCGACCGCCCAAGACCGGCTCTATGATGAATCGGGCAAGGCGCTGAAGGAAATTCGCCGCAACGTCGACATCGGCTCGTATCATTTTATGGACAACGCGTGTCGGTCGCTGCGCCACATCGGTCGGATACTTGTGGATATGATTCCGAAAGTCTATGATCGCAAACGAGTGGTTACGATCCTGCGTGAGGATGGTAGCGAAGATCGCGTGACGTTGGACCCGGAAGGCGGCAAGCCGATGCAACATCAGCCCCAAAACAAGAACGTAGCCGAGCGCCTGATATTCGACCCGAGCATCGGAGAGTATGGCGTCACCGTTACGATTGGGCCGTCCTACGCGACCAAGCGCATCGAAGCATCCGAACAACTCATGAATTTCGCCAAGGCGTTGCCGCAACAAGGCGCCTTGATCGCGCACCTGATCGCTAAGTACAGCGACTGGCCGGGGGCCGACGAGGCGTACAAAATCCTGGTCAAGGCGCTGCCGCCGCAATTGCTGGCACCGGACCCCCGCGACCTCCCGCCGCAGATTGCTGGCTTCGTCAAGGCGCTCACCTCTCAGGTCGCGCAGTTGGCCGCTGAGCGGATCCAGATGTTGAAGGACCTCACAGATCAGCGCGGCGATCGCGCGATCAAGCAGCAAAAAATCGATAGGGATTTCGAGGCTAAGATCATGAAAGTCATGGTCGATGCCAAGACGAAGATGGTGCAGATCGGGGCCGAGGACGTGCGCAACGCCGTCGCCCTGACTGACCAGACGCGCCCAGCTTTACCAGACAGTGCATCACAGGGTGGCGTGGCGCCAGGAGCGCCAGCCATGCCGGGGAATCCAGCAGCGTTGCCGGTGTCCCCCGTAACCCAACCAGGATTTCAGTAACCGCATCCGGGACGGATTCCCGGCAACCCAGCCTGCATGGCGTGATGTGCTTGGCCGCACACCGTGAGCGCGCAGGTCTTGGAGAAGAGCCATGAGTGATGTAACAGGTGAAGTCGTCGACCCGGCTGGCAGTGCAGTAGAGGCTGAGCTTCCGGTAGAGACAGTAGAACAACCGGGCGTTGTCGAGCCGGTCGAGGGTGAAGTCGTAACCCCTGTAGAGCCGAGCGCTGAGCCCGTTGATAAGGTGAAGGTCCGGTTTAGTGAGATCACGAAGGAGCGGGACGCCGAGCGCCAAGCGCGCCAGGAGTCGGACCGTAACTTACGGATCGCGCTGGAGGCGCTGGAGCGCGCAGCACCGAAGCCGGTGCCGGTAGTCGAGAAGCCAGTGGTGGAAGATGTGGCACCGACGCCGCCAGCGTTCGAAGACCCGGAGCAGTACCAGCGCGATATGGCTGTGTACACGCAACAGGTTACCGAGCGTGCAGTGAAGTTGGGGCTGAAGCAGGCGCAGGAAGCGGGCGCGCAGGAAGCGGCGCAGCGTGCGGCAACGCAGCAGCAGGCGAAGATCATCACGGATTACCAGACGCGCCGACAGCAGTTGATGTTGGAGTCGCCTGATTTCACCGAGGTGGCCGAGAACCCAGCGCTGCATGTGACGACGACGATGGCGAGCGCAATTGCGCTGGATGACAAAGGGCCGCAATTGCTCTACCACCTTGGGAAAAACCCTGAGTTGGCCGACAAGATCGCCCAGATGTCGCCGCACCAGCAGTTGGTGGAGTTGGGGGTGTTGAAGGCCACGGCCTTGGCGCCCAAAGCGCCGCGCGTGAGCCAAGCGCCGCCGCCGATCAAGCCCTTGACTGGGAATGGATCGCCGGCCACGCGCAGCGACGAAGAGCTTTCGATGGAAGAGTACGCAGCAAAACGCAACGGCAGTAGAAAAACTTAACCGCGGTCGGACGGTATAAGCCCGGCCGCAATTCAAGGAGCTTAGCACCATGAGCAATAACAACGTCCTCACCCCCTCCATCATTTCGAAGGAGACGCTGGTGATCCTGGAGAACAACCTGGTCGCGGCCGGCAAGGTTAATCGCCAATTTGAAAACCAATTCGTGAAAATTGGCTCGACGCTCACCGTGCGTAAGCCAAACCAGTTCACGGTCACCTCGGGCCCGGGTCTCTCGATTCAGGACGTTGTGGAGCCGTCGACCAGTATCACGATCAGTAACCAAAAGCACGTCGACTTCCAGTTTTCGAACCAGGAGCTGACGCTGGTGATCGAGGAATTCTCGGAGCGCTATCTGAAGCCCGCAGCCTCGCAGCTCGCCAACCAGTTGGACTTCGACATTCTCGGCAACTTCGTGACGCTGTTCAACGAAGTGGGCACCCCGGGCACGGTACCGAGCACGTTCGCGAACTCGGTGGCTCTGATCGGTCGGCGCATGGATGAAGGCGCCATGCCCCAGGATGATCGCACCTTGATCTTGAACCCGGCCGCTTACTGGTCGATCGCTTCGGGCCTGACCGGTTTGTTCGTGAACTCGGTCGCGGAACCCGCTTTGAAGGGCTTCCTGGCCAAGATCGCCAACTTGTCGATCTACGAAGATGCGAACATCCAGGTCCAGACCGTAGGCAACTACTCGGGCTCGGGCGTGATTAACGGCGCCGCGCAGACCGGCTCCGCGCTCGTGACGAACGGCTGGGGCACGAGCGTCACCGGGCTGTTGAACATCGGGGACGTTTTCACGGTCGCCGGCGTGTTCGCCATCAACCCACGCAACCGCCAATCGACCGGCGTGCTGCAAGATTTCGTGGTGCTCAGCACTGTGAACACGGATGGTAGCGGCAACGCCACCATCTCCGTGTACCCGGCACTGACCACGAGCGGGGCTTATCAGACCGTGAACGCGTCTCCGGCAAACGGCGCCGCGATCACGGTCCTGGGCTCGGCGAATACTGCTTACGCTCAGAACGTGGCCTTCACGAAGGACTGTTTCGGCTTGGTGACGGTGCCGCTGGAACTGCCCGAAGGTGTCGACTTCAAGGCGCGTCAGGAATACAAGGGCATCTCGATGGCGATCATCCGGGCCTTCGATATACAGAATTACGTGTTTCCGACTAGAATTGATATTCTCTATGGTACAACAACATACTACCCAGAGTTGGGGGTCAGGCTAACCAACTAAACAAAGGGTTTGCAGGTTTTCGGGAATGGGGTAGAATGTAAGTTCTACCACAAAATCTGAGGACTATCATGCAGCCAGAAACAACGAAAGTTTGTAAGAAGTGCCAGAAGGGCCTACCTCTCTCGGAGTACTGGTGTTCTGATAAAAAGCGCGGCTACTTGCGCAACCAGTGTAAAGAGTGCGACAAAGAAAAAATGCGCGCTTATTACGCAAAGAACGAGAAGTACCGAGAGGCGTGCAAGATTAAGGCCAAGGAGCATAGGGTAGACAACCCTGAGATGTATGCTTACGCAAGACTTGGCTGGCAGCGGCAACTGAAGTACACGTATGGTTTGACTGTCGAGCAGTACGATGCGATGGTGCTAGCGCAAGATAATAAGTGCGCCTTGTGCAAGAGCAGCGAGGTAGGTCGAACAGGGAAGACTGGCAAATGGGCCGCAGGCCGTTGGAATGTAGACCATTGCCACAAAACCGGGAAAGTGCGTGGGTTGCTCTGCCACACTTGCAATGTGAGAATTGGTGCTTACGAAAAGCTTTTGGCAGATGTTGGAATACCAGCAGTCGTAGCCTACCTAACTTGAAGGAGAATCAAAATGCCTAGCAATCCCCCGACACCCGAAGGTACCCTCTTCGGTAACGACCTCCCGAAACAACTGTCCGACGGCGGTACGCCGGGGACGTTGCTCGGACGACTTTTGAACTCGGCTGGCCTGCCGGACGCCATTGGTTTCTTCGGTGGCACGCCTCAGACCCAACCGTTTGGTACAGCCCAAGCCGCCCTGGCCCGAGGGCTCGGAGCCGGGGTCATCGCCACTTATAGCTCGACCCAATCGCCCAGTGCCGTCGCGCAATCGACAACCGCTGAGCAGACTCTCACGATCCAGTCCGGCACGGGCGGCACCATGCTGCTCGCCGCTGGCGACCTCGTGTATGTGAACAAGCCGACCTCGCAAGCGGGTCTCGGTGTGGGCAACGTGCGGGTGTCGAGCGGCAACACGCTGGGCATCACGTTCGACAACGTGCCGGCTGGCGGTAACATCACGCCGACCGCATCCGAGGTGTACGGGGTTGTAGCGTTGCGCGGCCTGGGTATTGCGAAGCTCACTGCAGTTTTGTCGCCGGTTGCGGTGGCCGCGAATTCAGCCGTCGAGCAGCAATTTGCTGTAGTGGGCCTGAAAGTAGGTTCGCTCGTGCAAGTCAACAAGCCGACCGCCCAGGCGGGCCTGGATATCGGTGGTTGCCGAGTGGTGAACAACAACGTGCTCGGTATCACCTTCATCAACCCGACCGCTGCGGCAATCACCCCGACCGCTGCCGAGACCTACTCGGTCGTGTCCACCTTGGGCCTAGACGCCGTGAATAACGACGTGCTGTATGGCTTCAACGTCGGCACCGTCGGCGCGATTGGCGCAGGCATCGTGGCCTCGGGCGGCAGCACCACCCTGACGGGCGTGCAAGCGACCGACATCGTGACCGGTATCTCGAAGCCGACCAACGGTGCGAACGCCACCAACGCTGCAGCAGTCGGTGGCGCGGTGCTAACGGCCAACACGGCCACGCTGTACTACCTGGGCATCGGCACGGGCGCAACCCCGACCGCTTCCGAGGTGTACGGCATCCGTACCGCGCGCTTGGCACCTGTGGCCCCGCTCGTGGTGTTCCAGCAGTCGTTGGCTCCGGCCTCGGTGGCAGCTCTCACGACCGCTGAGCAGACCTTCACGATCGCGTCGCCGAACGCGCTTGTGGTCGGTACCCCGGTATGGATCAACAAGCCGAGCGCGACTCGTGGCTTGGCGATCCTCGGCGTGCGCGTCTCGGCGGCCAACACTTTGGCGGTCAACTATGCCAACCTGACGACCGCGCCGATCGTGCCGCCGACCGAGGTGTACACCATCGGCAACTTCCAAACGCCGCTGCCGGGCGCCGGGAACTGCGTGTATCAGACCGTGAACAACGCGGACAATGCAGCAGATGACCAGGGTAACGCGATCCGCAACGCCTTGGCCACTTTGGGCTTGATCGCAGGCGCTTAATGCTTCACTCTTGGGTCGTGGTGGGCGAAAGCCTCCACGACCGTTTTTACTACTTATGCTGAGGATAAAGATGCAGATTCGCCCCCTACGTGACCAGATCGTGGTCAAGATGCACAAGCCTGCCGACGTGACGCCGAGCGGGATTTATATTGGCATTCAGATCGATGATGGTCTGGTGAAAGAGATCGTGGACGCCACGGTCGTGGCGGTTGGGCCTGGGTTGCGGCTGCCGAATGGCCGACTGGATACGATGTGGGACTTGGCGCCGGGCGACAAGGTTCGCCTGAGCCCCGTGGGCAGCATGGAGCACAAGGTCGAGGGCGAAATCTTCACATTGATCCGCCGCGACGCGATTGTGGGCACGTATCAAGAGGTGGCAGCATGACCCCGCTCAAGAAGCAGCTTTATCAGGTTTTCGTGCACGACACCGAACAAAAGATGGAAGTGCCGATTGGCCCCGCGATGGACAACCCCGAGGCACTCTTCGGGCTGGCCGAGAAAGTGAATCTCGCCTCCATCAAAGGCAACATCAAGGGCTGGCGTGACGCGCATGTCGTGCCCGTTCAACCCCAAGGAGATTGACATGTCGTTTTCCGAATTCCCCAAGGCCATGACCCACCCCGGTTATCGGCCTGCCGTTCTGTCCAAGGACGAAGTTGATAGTCATGGCCGCCTGATTAAGAAAGCTGCACCGGGCTCCGGCGTGCGCTTCCCACCCGTCTACGTGAACAATCACGACCAAGAGCTGGAGTATGCCTCGCGCGGCTACGTCCCTAACGGTACGTCGGACCCGGAAGCTTACCGGCGCTCGGCGGCCGGCGCGGACATTCCCAATGAGCACAAGCACATCGAGTTCCCGAAGTGGTTGTATCGCATGGTTGAAGACGAGCTTGAAAGCAAGCTGGTGAAGGACCAGGCCGCCCAGGACTTACTGCGCGGTGCGTGGTTCGCGACGCCGGGTGACGCCCAAGCCTCGATCGAAGAAGACGAGGACGAGCAGCCAGCGGTCGAAGTGCGCAACGCAGCGGCAGGCAAAGCACCGCGGCGCTCTACGAAACCGGTTGAAGAAACGCAGCC